TTGTGTTAGACTTGGTAAAGCTACTTCGGTTGGAGTTGCTACTTCAGTTTGTGTTAGACTTGGTAAAGCTACTTCGGTTGGAGTTGCTACTTCAGTTTGGGTTACACTTGGTAAAGCTACTTCGGTTGGAGTTGCTACTTCGGTTTGTGTTACACTTGGTAGAGCTAGTTCGGTTGGAGTTGCTACTTCGGTTGGAGTTGCTACTTCAGTTTGTGTCATTTGTTTACTTGAAACTTGCGTAGAATTTGATGGTGTTTTTTCTGAGGCTATACTGGATTTAGAGTCATCTGAAGATTGTATAATTAATTTTTTCTTTTTATCAGGGGTTTCTGTCATAATACTATATATTATGAATATAATCTATATTCTTGTAATACTTTATTAATATTGTTTATTAAATTCTTTTTTTCTAAATTATAAGGTCTTATTGATTCTAAACATTCGTTTATGTTTTTCCACTCTAACTTACTTACCTCAGTTACTTGAAAATTTTCCATATAATTTTCAATTTCATTCATATATGCCAAAAAATATTTATGTTTATAAGACTTATGATTTGTTCCAATAAATATTTCTTCAAAAGGTAACAAATTTTCAACTATTGTTATTTTTTGTTGAGAAATTCCTGTCTCCTCTTCAAATTCTCTCAATGCGCATTCTAAATCTTTTTCTTTATGATTTCGTCTCCCTTTAGGAAATTCCCATTCAGTTTCTAACCAGTTTGTATTACTATTGTTTACAATATCTTTCAAAGTAATTAACTCATCGTTTACTAGTATACCATTTTTAATTAAATCCATTTTTTTTGCTGAAGTTTGTTCTTCATTTTTATATTGACTATTTACACATTCTCCCCACATTTTCTTCCATAAATTATCAAATGATTCATTCAAAATTCTTTCTTTTTCTATTATAGACATTTCATTTACAATATTTTGAATTTGATAAATATTGTAAGGAGAATACTTACCTCTTATAAGGTCAATATAACCAAAACTATCCTTTCGACGTATCATAAGATATTGTAAGCCTTCTGCACTAGACCTAAAAACTATGATACCATAACTTGTAATTGCTAATTTACATTGATGAAATAAATGACCCTGTTTACCACAATTATTACATAAATTTATATTTTTATTCATTATAGCTTATTTAACATATTTATATACGTTTAAATAATTATTCTTATAAATTTTAATAAATTATTTTAACAAATTTTTTATTATTTTATAAATGTAAACAAGAATGCCACATTTATTTAACTTAGGATTATATCAAAAACGTCTTGGAGGAAATCAGAACATTGCAGGAGTCTCTATAAATTTAGGAAATACAAAAGGTAGTGCATCCTCCACTAGAATGTTTAATTACTGTAAGCAACATTCAACTACACCGTCTGAATGTATTTACCAATTCATAACTGTACCTAAATATGCTTATAAATAAAATGAGTAAATTATGAGAATTTGAAGTTATAATTCTATAAATATTTTAAGTTGTCATATTAATGTCAAATGTTTATTTAGATCCTAAAGTTTGGGGACCTCATTATTGGTTTTTTTTACATACAATGGCAATGACATACCCACATCATCCGAATACTATAACAAAGAAAAAATATTACGAGTTTATTCAAAACTTACCATTATTTTTACCTGTAGAAATAATTTCTGGTGAATTTAGTAAATTGATTGACAAGTATCCAATTGCACCATATTTAGATAATCGTGATTCTTTTATTCGTTGGATTCATTTTATACATAATAAAATTAATCAGAAATTAGAAATTCCAGAAGTATCCTTAAATGATTTTTTTATAAAGTACTATGAACAATATAAATCTCAAGATGTAAAAATGGTTGAATATTATAAAATTAGAGAGAAAGTTATATATTGTTTGACTATTTCTGCTATTATAGGAGTGATATACTACTTATATGATAAGTAAAAACAAATATTATGTATATAATATATATATGGTACACAAAATAAATAAAACAATAGGAGGAAAAGCAATTGCTTCAGGTGGTTATGGATGTGTATTTTCTCCTGCATTACAGTGTGATGGGTCATCAAAAAGGCAAATCGGAAAAATTAGTAAATTAATGACAGAAAAACACGCAAAAAAAGAATATGAAGAGATAACGAAATTTAAAGAAATAGTAAAAGATATACCAAACTATAGTGATTATTTCTTATTAAATGATATTACTATTTGTAAACCAGCAAAATTATCATCTAGTGATTTAACCGATTTTAATAAAAAATGTAAAGCATTACCTAAAGATAAAATTACAAAACAAAATATAAATAATAATTTAAATAAATTATTGACTATCAATATGCCAAATGGTGGCAAACCAGTGGATGATTTTATTTATGATGATGGATCCTTTGATAAATTATATCGAGTTAATGATTCATTAATAGATTTATTTAAAAATGGTATAATACCTATGAATAAAAAATATATATATCATTGTGATATTAAAGATTCCAATATATTAGTAGAAGAAGAATCACAAAAAAAATTAGTTACACGTTTAATTGATTGGGGTTTGTCAACAGAATATAAACCATTTAAAAATGAACCATTTCCAAAGACTTGGAGAAATAGACCACTACAATATAATGTACCATTTTCAGTGATAATTTTTTCAGATGCATTTGTATATAAATATACAGAATATATTAAAAATGGAGGAAAAATAGACAAAACTAGTTTAAAACCATTCGTTATAAATTATCTTCATTTTTGGATACAAGAGAGAGGAAGTGGACATTATAAAATTATAAATGAAATTATTTACATATTATATAGTAACGAACTAACGACATTAAAAGAAGAGGACAAAAAACAAATTATAGAAAATGATTTTACACTTGTTTATATTACGGATTATATTGTCGATATATTGATTCAATATACAAAATTTCGTAAAGATGGTTCTTTAAATTTGCGCGAATATTTAGATAATGTATTTATAGAAAATGTAGATGTATGGGGTTTTTGTGCTTGTTATTTTCCTTATTTGGAAATATTCTATAATAACTATAATAAGTTAGTGCCAAATGAAATTGAAATTTTTGATAATGTTAAAACATTATTTATTAGTTTATATACTAGAGGTAACGAAAAAATAAATAAAGAAAATATATTTGAAAATCTGCAAAACCTAGGTAATTTAATAAAAAGTAGTATAAAATATAATAATTTAGATAATTCATCAGCAAGTGGCATAAAAATAAAAAATAAAAATATTAAAATTAGTAATAGAAAAAAAATAGTAAAAAACATATCCAAAGTATCATTTAAAAAAATACCCAAGTCAAAAACTAGAAAATTTAAAAACCTTTTATTGTTATCTGCAAAATTAAAAAAATAAAAAATAAAATATAACAATACTATATAAATGTTGAACAAAGAATTTTCAAAACTTTGCACCCCAGCAAGATTGTATTTTGTAATTGCTATTATTTCATCTGTGGTTGCTTTATTAAGTAAAGTAACACTTTTAGCTGTCTTTTTTAAACTTGTATTTGCGTTTATTTGGACATATATTTTAGGATGGTTATGTAAGAAAGGTTATGAATCACTTTCTTGGTTTTTAGTTTTATTACCATATATTTTTATGTTATTAGCTGTAATAGGAATTATGAAATTGACTAAGGATCAAAAAAGTATTTTAAATCAACTACAATTACAAGGCTCGTTTGGTAAAGAATATTTTACCAATAAAAAAATGCCACCAATGAAACCAATGAACAAATAAATTACATTGTTGGTTTTTGCATCGTAGATAATATATATTATTATTAAATAATATATATGAGACTAGAGATATTTGTATTGGGATTAACAGCTTTTTTTGTTTATAATGCATATAGTGATGGAAAATATACAAAAATGTTAATGTCTTTTAAAAAATATTATAAAATGATATTTTACGTCCTTTTAGGTATAGGTATATATTTATTATTAAAAAGAAATCCAAGTCAAGGTAGAAATATGTTATTATATGCAAATAATGTTGTTAAATTTATGCCAATAGACAAGTCATCAATGGATATGTTGAGTCCTATTATTGATTTTACATCTAAAAATGATAATCAAAGTTTTATGGAATCATTAAATGATATTAATACAAATAAATTTCCTTCAGGATTTTCTAATGAAGATAAAAGAATATTAAATTCTGGAAAAAATGGAACTAAACGTTCTGTAAGTGAGACTAAAAAGAAATATGTTGCAGCAAATCAAGATTGGAAATGTGGTCATTGCAAATCACAATTAGACCATACATTTGAAATAGACCATAGGATACGCTTAGAGTACGGTGGAGGTAACGACGTACAAAATTTAATCGCATTATGTCGAAATTGTCACGGTAAAAAAACTGCAAGTGAAAATATGTAAATTTATTGACAAACATAATCGTCTTTAAGTTAATTAAGAATTATAAGTAATAATTGTTAAGTATGAATATTCTTTATGAAATAATATTGTAGTATTATAATATATGGATAAAACAAATATGAATACAATAAATAGTGATAGGGTTGACAGTTCAGATTTATTTGTAAAATTTAAAATGCCTAGTATTTTTTATCCTTTTCTAGCATTAATTATCATTTTAATCATAGTATTATTTGTCCTTCTATTTAAAGTGAAGTTTGCTAATACGAAATCTCCTAGTCAATCACAAGAAAAAATAATTAATGATATCTTTATTATTTTATTTATAACTTTGATTATTCTTATTCTATGTGTTTCTCTTTTGCCTAGTTATAAAGATGTAAGGGGATTATTTCAGCAAATTAGTAGTGTTACTTACGTAATTATATACACAGTCTTTTTAATATTATTATTTACATTAATGCCAAGTGATACTTTAAATAAATATGCTTACATTATAACACCACTTACAATTGTTATTGGTGTTTTTTCATTTTACAAATGTCTTGCTGCTAAGTATATTAGCGAATTTGATGTCAATTATGAAAGAATTAAATCTATTATATTAATGTTTTGTTTAATTACTATATATATAACCTATTATAATACTGACCCTGGAGGATATATATCTCAATATTTTGGTTATACTTTACTTATAACCATCATTACCGCAGTATTTGCATTTTTGTATTTAGTAATTGTACTAACATTACCTGAAAAAGACATCAGTTTATTTAAAGGAAATAAAAAATATAGCAATTTTTTACAAAATTTCTCAAGTTTTTCTGTTTATGGTAGTTTACTATTTGTAGTATTTATCATTTTTGTCACAATCACTATTGCAACATATCCAGGAGGTTTTTTTAATGATAAAGCAACATCAGCAGGAGTAATGATAATATTGCTTCTAGTTTGCATTCTATGGTCTATGTTACTGGCTGGAAATTTATTTCCAGAATTAACAGATAATATTATCAATATGAATAAAAAAATGGAAATTAATCGAATGAGTCTATTCAAAAAATCATTGATGGCTTTATTTGGTATAGTTATATCAGGACTACTAATTTTTTGGATTGTTTATAATATTCAAAATCTTTCTAGTCAATCAAGTATTATTAGTTTTATACTAAATATTATACTTGTTCTCATTTTTCTAGCACTTATTTATAATATTATTAATGTTAAACTACCAAATGGAAATTCCAAAAAATCCGGGTTTTTTGATGTAATTCTGAATTTAATATTTTATCTACCTTGTTTATTTGGTAATTTATTTGAATATGCTGGTAAAGGTATATCACAAGAATATAGTTCGACAACCACAGGTTCCCTTTTAATGTTATTATTTGCAATTGTATTAATTGTAATTTATTTTAATATGCCTTCTGTATTTAATATGATAAATTTACAAGGTGGTAAACAATTGGTAAATAAGCCAGTTTATACAGATTCACAATATGGATTAGGAACATATGAAGAATTAAACGGTAACGACAATTTTGATTATCAATATGCTATATCGTCTTGGATTTTCTTAGATGCAGCAGGTCCTAATGTAAATCCTTCCTCTGAGAAATACACTACTTTATTAAATTTTGGAAATAAGCCAAATATATTATATAATGCAAAAACGAATACTTTAATGATTACTATGCAACAAAAAGATTTACAAGTAAATACAAACAATAACCTTACAGATTTTGATGATAATGGTAATAGAATTATTTATAAAAATACAAATACACCTCTACAAAAATGGAATAATTTTATTATTAATTACAATGGAGGTATTTTAGATATATTTTTAAATGGAGAATTAGTGAAATCTGAAATAGGTGTTGTACCATATTACACTCTTGATAATTTCACTATAGGAGAAAATAATGGTATTAAGGGTGGAATATGTAATGTTGTGTATTTTAGAACTGCTTTAACATCTTCCAATATATATTATATTTATAATACAGCAAAAGGGAAAGTACCGCCTGTTACAAATGATTCTAATACAACCATTTTAAAAAATAATATAGCAACATTAGGAAATTCTACAAAACAAATAGTATGATTTAATTATTCGTAAATCTTTAACAATGTTTAAGAGTTTTTATATAAACAAATAAATTATAATTAACTAAATTAACTAGAAAATTTCTAAATCTATATTATACAATGAGTGTTTTAAGTATTGTGATTACAATAGTAATTATTGTTTTGATTATAATGTTGATACGATATATGTTTTATGACCCATATACATTACAACAACTTCAAAATGGTCAAACCTCATCCACTATCCAAGGTTCTGATTTAGCAACAAATGGTACTGACGTGGCTTCAAGTAACTTTTCATATTCTGTATGGTTTTATGTAAATGACTGGAACTATCGTTACGGTGAACCGAAAGTAATTTTTGGAAGAATGGGAGCTAAAAGTCCGTCAGGTGATGGTTCTATCCAAGGAGTAAGCGGATTAGACCCTTGCCCAGCAGTTGTTCTAACACCTATTGAGAATAATTTAGCTATATCTTTAGGATGTTATCCAGGAATTGACCAAGAACCTACTACTCCAGGAGGTAATACTGTGGTTCATACTTGTAATGTATCCAATGTTCCAATACAAAAATGGGTTAATTTAATTATTAGTACTTATGGACGTTCTTTGGATGTGTATATTGATGGTAAATTAGTTAGAACATGTTTGTTACCTGGTATCGCATCAGTTAATAACAACTCTAATATTTTTGTGACACCTGCAGGTGGTTTTGACGGCTGGACATCTAGGTTCCAATACTGGCCTAACTCAATGAATCCTCAAGAAGCTTGGAATATATACACTAGAGGACCAACTAGTTGGGCAAATCTAAATAGTTATCAACTTCAAATTTCTTTAGTAGAAAATGGAACAAGTCAAGGTACTGTAACTATTTAATATTACTTTTATTAAATTTTCTTATTTAATTAATATATATAATGAGCGATAACAGTCCATTTAATTCATTTTCAACAAGTGGTAGAGGAAATTTTGGAACTAGAGAATTTTTAGAATCTAATAGTTTAGTAGCAAAGTTTGCTTTTCTTTTATTAGTAATTATTGGTTTTGTTATATTATTGAGGGCAGGTATCTCACTATTAACTTGGTTAATGAAACCGAATCCATCACCTCATTTAATCGATGGTATGATTGATGCACAACAAATGGTTATTTTTCCTCAAGACCCAAGTAGTAATGGAGCTGTTACAATCTATAGATCAGTTGATGGAAGAGATGGTTTAGAGTTTACGTGGTCTATTTGGATATTTGTTAATAATTTACAAACAAATTCTGGAATTTATAAGCATATATTTAGTAAAGGTAATAGTCAATTACAAAGTAATGGATTAATTCAACCGAACAATGCACCTGGATTATATATTGCACCTGATACAAATGCACTTGTATTAATTATGAATACATTTAATGTAATTAATGAAGAAATTGTAATACCAGATATACCATTAAATAAATGGTTCAATGTGATTATTAGATGTCAAGGAAGTACATTAAACGTTTATACAAATGGAACTATATCCAGAAGTCTTAATTTATCTGGAGTACCTAAACAAAATTATGGCGATGTATATGTTGCTATGAATGGTGGTTTTGATGGATATATTTCCAATTTATGGTATTATAATTATGCTTTAGGAACTGCTGCTATTCAAAAAATAGCCGCTAATGGACCTAATACACGTATGATTGGTAGTACAGGAATGAATGATAAGATGTTTGATTACCTATCAATGAGATGGTTCTTTTATGGTACCGGAAGTGAATTTAACCCTGCACTTGATTATTAAATCATACGGTTTTATAATATTCGATGCAAACTATATTATTTATTATAATTTATAAATAAATAATATATAAATGTCTAACACATATTACAAACCTATACCTCCAAGAGTATGGTCTAGAGTCCAAAATAATTGTACATATACTTTGGATAGTTCCTATAATTCTATATATCAACCTTTAATAAACAAAACATTATCTCCTGCACAAGCCTACTTTAAAGATAAACAATTATATAAGGGTAACATTTTACAGTATAGAAATAATAGTTCTAATTTAACAAAAAAACAAAAGTACTCTCAAATTTCTAAAGGATTATGGTGCAATAGAACAAAAGTATTTGCTACACAGACACAAACTTATAGTAATCCTAATACACTTGGACTAAAACGAATTAATTCAACACCAATTTCTTTCCCTAATGAAATAGTTGGATTACCTAATAATATTTCAGGACCGTTTCAGTATGGTTTACCTAATCCTAATAATTGTTCAACTACAACAATACAAGATGGTGGTACGTTGGTTGGTACTATAATAGCTAATCCTTGTACTGATGAAGTTATTAAAACCTTTTATAACCAACAATGTTTTCCTACTTATTGTTCAGATGTTCCAGGTCGCATTATCGATTTATGCTGGAATCCTAAACTTCAAACGTGGACACCTAAAGCCCTTTATACAATGTCTAATAGTGGAAGTAAATGGCCACAAGGGTATAAAGGTTTTATAAGTGCAGCAAAACCAGTACCACCTATTTTAACATTAGAATCGTTTACTAACATCTCTATTATATTGTCTTGGACTGCTATAAATAATGTTTGTCTACCAATTTCTAGTTATAATATTTATCAAAATGATAAATTAGTTAAAAATGTGGCTTATACAGAAAACACAACTACTATAGGTTTTGTTAGTGGAGTATATACGTTTTATATTAAATCATTGAGTAATACTATTGAATCAGATGCATCTAATACAGTGACAAATAGTTAAATAATTATATTTTATTTATAATTTTTTATTTATGATCTTAAACTAGGATTTACACATATGTCTTTACTTGGAAATATATCTCCTGACATACATTGATCACTTCCACTTACTTCTGCACAACTTCTAAATCCTCTATCTTCACCAATATAACACCAACCACCTTTACCACCAGCTAAATGCACTGAACTTGAAGCCTCGTTTGCTTGATAGTCTTGTCCTTGTTGCTCTATTTGATGTGTATTTAAAACTTTATTTAAACTATTATTAGCCATTATATCTGGCTGTGATACCGTACTTTGAACAGATTGAGATGAAATACTACTTTTACTTCCATCAGGTGTTATATTTTGTACAGCAGTTAATCCAGTATCTAAGACTCCTGCAGTAGTATTTACAACTGCTTTTGCACCTTCTGCTGTGACATCTACCACTTTTCCAGTTGCTAATAATGTGACTCCAAATACTTTTTCAAAAAATGGACCGAAAAAATTAGCTATATCTTGTGTGCCTTTTGCTAAATATACAAAAATATTAAATCCTAAAAAAGCAAAAATTAATATGATAATAACCCAAGTTGTTGCACTAATATTTTGTATAAAACCAATAAAACCTTCACCAGTTCCAGAAGATGAAGTAGTAGAAACACTACTATCTAATGTTGCATTACTAGAAGGCAAAATTGAATTTGATATATTTGAATTATCCATTATAATAAAAATAAATATATTAATTTTTATTATAAATTCGCACATTATTTGAATGTTAATAAATATAAGAATTGATTTAAATCACCTAATATTTCATCACGTACAGTCAATAAATCCATATTACCCATTAGTTTCATAGCTTTATTGTTGTTAAGATTTACTAAATAACCTTTAAAACTATCAATTTTCACTTTTAATTTATCAGGTGAATCCAAATCAATTAACTTTATTGATTTTACATTCATAAAATCTGTTCTTTTTTCTGTTTTACCTAAGAGTATTTCAACAAAACGGTCCATATGTTCGTTTAGTTTTCCATATAACTCATCTGTTGCTTTATGTGTTGCATAACTATATGTTTTCCAATGATATAGTTTTATCATTAAAAGTACCTGTAAAAATACCATAGTAACTTCTCTCTGAAAGTTTTTAAGAAGGATAGATGCAGAATATCTATCTGTATTCATATTTCTACGCGTAGTACTAGTTGATTTATTTCGTTGTGTCTTGGTCATTTTATATTATATAATTATAATAATTATATTCTTGGTATAAATGTTTCCCCAAATGAATTCATTTTCTCTAATTTTTCAATTGTTTTCTCTAAATTACTTATTTTAACGTCTTTAAATAAATATTCTGTTCCTGGAGATTGTTCATTTTTTTTTATTTGTTTATAAACTAAATCTATTTTCCGGATGACATTCGTAAAAATTTCTTGTTGGGTTTTTCTTATAATATCTTCTTCTAACGCTATATTCTCACATAATAAAGAAACAACAAAATATAATATATATTTTCTTCTTTTATGACATCCCGTAGTATATTTTAATGTAAATAAACTTAATAAAGCATCTATAATTTTTTTTATAATTTTTGATCTTTTAACTGCTTCTTTTAAAAATAAATCCCATACTATCCATATAATATCCATTTGATTTTTACTTTCAACTGGTATATTGCTCCTTCTCTCACATTTTATTTTTTCATTTTTATTTTTACATAATGTTTCAAACTCCATAATCCACTCTATCCAATAACACGCACTAATTATATTTTTACCATCTTGAGAAATATTATATGCAAATTCGTTTATTGCTACGAATAATTCTTTTGGGTCATCTGTCATAAATATCTCTTCTGCATATTTTCTAGATGGTGCTTTAAATCTATCTGTCATTTGTGTCATATCAAAATCTTCTTTTTTAATTTTAATATTGTCAAAACTATGTTTTCTTTTCGCATCGCATAAAACACACATTATTTCACAAAATAACCTACGTATCTTATCATTATTTCTCATTGATAATTCATTATTAACATAACCATTATTTACTATTTCTTTAAAGTTGTTAATTCTTAGTTCTAAATAAATTGCTATTTTAGGATTCCCTAAATGTATATATTTACTATAAAAAAATAATATAATTTCCCATATGTCACTATAATGACTCGAACATATTAATTCAGCACTCCAATAACAAGCTGGTTCTATTTTTGAATTTATTAAACTATTTAGCAATTCTTTTTTAACGTCTGTTTTTTTAAATTTTGAAAATGTTATACCTTTGAATTCAGAACTACTTCTTATATCATTTATTTCTGTATCTGACATATATTAAAAAATATACAAAAAAAATAACAACAATACATATAGATGAAATCATTAAAATCAATAACAAGTATTTATAATAAAATGTCTAATTTCGGTAAAATTTTAGTGTTTATTGCTATTTTATTGATGTTAATAGTATTTTTTAAATCAATAACTCCATCAAAAGAAGGTTTTGTACAAAATGAAAAGTTTTTATTTAAACAAGGAACCGCCGTGTATGATGATTTTTATAGTGATATTTATGATTATTTAGTCTTTAATAATGTTAAAAATGATTATGAAATTGGTTCTATAATAAATAATTCTAATCCTGATTCGACTAGTGTTATTGTGGATGTGGGCTGTGGTACAGGTCATCACGTATCTACATTATCTAAAAAAAATCTAAATGTATTAGGTATTGATATATCACCATCCATGATTAGTAAAGCAAAAAGTAACTTTCCTGATAATAATTTTCAAGTTGGTGATGCTTTAGATAGCAATCAATTTAAATATAACTCTGTTACTCATATTCTCTGCTTATATTTTACGATTTATTATTTTAATGATAAACGAAAATTTTTCGATAATTGTATGGATTGGTTAATGCCAGGGGGGTATTTATTTGTTCATTTAGTTGATAGAGAGAAATTTGACCCTATATTACCACCTGGTAATCCACTATATATAGTATCGCCTCAGAAATATGCAAAAGAGAGAATTACTAAAACAAAAGTGACATTTAATGATTTTGTATATAATTCTAATTTTAATTTGGATATTAATAACAATATTGCAACATTTGATGAGAAATTTAAGTTTAATGATGGTGGTCTACGTAAACAGCAACAAAAATTGTATATGGATGATATTAGTACTATTACAACAATTGCACAAGAATGTGGATTTATTATCCAAGGCAAAATTGATCTGATGAAATGCTCTTATAGTAACCAATATGTATATATATTTGTTAAACCTGCTTAAAAAATAATAAGTTGTAATTAAATATTTATTAAATCAATAATATTATGATTGAATATTTATCATATATATTATTTTTTATAGTATTAATAGTATTTTTAATTTATTTATATATAAAATGGAATTATGGGTTTTGGATGAATCAACCAGTTTACCACGCATATAATATTAATTATATGTTTTACCCTCCTGGAATTATTAACCATCATTTACCAGAAAAAAACAAATATACTAACTTTAAAAATATAGAAACTTTCTTATATTCTGAGATTTCATCAATAAAACTAACTAAATTTGTGAATTTAATAAAATACAATTATTTACAAAATAAAAACAATATTTTCTCTCCTCAACTGGAAAATATAAATCCATATTTTCAAAATCATAACTCAAAATCATTTATATCATTCTATAATGAAGATAATGTTATGATAGATTCAAAAAATAATATTGTAACGGATACTAAAATAATTGGTATTATGACTACCCGTCCTGTACATATTAAAATTAATAATGGTAATAAAGATGCTATGTTTGATGCATATTATGTTGATTACTTATGTGTTGATAAAAAATTTCGTAAAAAGGGAACCGCACCACAAATTATTCAAACACATCATTATAATCAAAGCTATCTCAACAAAAACATTGTTGTTTCATTGTTCAAGAGAGAAAATAATCTAACAGGTATTGTACCTTTATGTGTTTATTCTACTTATGGTTTTTCGGTTAATAAATGGTCAAAACCAATAAACTTGGATGCTATGTATAAGTTGCTTGAAATTAATGAACAAAATTTTCATTTTTTATCTGATTTTATAAATTCAAACAATAATAAATTTGATATTATAATAAATACGGAATACACAAATATTATTGAGCTTATTAAGAGCAAAAATATTTTTGTTTATGTAATTATTGTTGATGATAAATTAGTATGCGCATATTTTTATAGAAAAACCTGTATACATTATGATAAAAATATGGAAGTACTTTCTTGTTTTGCATCCATTAATGATTGTGAAGATAATATTTTTATTCGTGGATTTAAAATAAGTTTTTGGAAAACAGCAGCTGATAATTATTTCGGATTTGCTGCAATTGAAAATATTTCACATAATAATATAATTATTAATAATTTGTTATTAAAAAATAAACCGGTTATCATTAGTCCAACTGCCTATTTTTTTTACAATTTTGCGTATAATACATTCAAACCTCAAAATGTTTTAATTATTAACTAAAAATTTATTATATATATTATTTTACAAATTTAACTTTCTGCTTTTGTAGATGATGATGCTTCACATTCTTGACAAATTTTTCCTAATTCGATATATCTCTGCCTCTGTTCTTTACCTAAACTTTTACATCTTCGCATCAATCTATTTGTAAGATTTAAATTACCAATATCATTTTTTAATTCCTGAGGTGGCAAAAATATCTGGGGTCCATCTTCCATTAAAAATATCTGGTTTCTTTTATTATAGAATAATATTGGGTTTTCATCTTCATCTAATTCAATAATTCCACACGTACAATAATCTATATGTTCTACTTCATCACCATTTTTACATCTTGCATCTATTACATCTACATCATTTATATATTCATTAAAAAATTCAAATGCCTGTTCTTTATTAGAAAACAGAAAAATTTTTGGCGGATTTATTGTTATAGATGTTAATCTCATTCTGGATGCTTCATCTTCATAAAATTGAAAATCATAACATCCTTCGTGCTTATTATGAATTATAATATATTTCATCATTTCTTATTACTACATCTATCTAGTGATAATGGTTTAAATAGTTTTAATATATTTATTTTTAGAGTAATTAAATATATTAACGTACATATTTTCCGACTCTTACAAAAGAATCAACAACAAAAATTATAAATATACCTAAAAAAGAATACAAAACTACTTCTTCTGTAACGTTATTTGTCTTTTCATCTTGATGTTCTTCTAATAATGTTATCATATAGTTTAATTTTTGTAATAAAATATCATTATTAGTATTTACTTCTGCAGGATTATAGCTTACATTATAGTATGGCTTATTTACTTGATTTCTATTAGGGGTATATCCAGGTAATACTTTTTTATAATAATCTTCTGCTGTTTTACTATCACCATAATTGCTGTAATCATTTAAATCCAAATTATCATCACCATCATAATTTGGTTGAGGAGCTCTACCTAATGTTCTAAACATTAATTCGTTTTTATCATTTGACATATTCATCATTTGTTCTGTCGTTTTTGTTTTATTTACTCCAGATGACTGAGGTTTCGGTGGTGGGTTGAAATTACCAATTTCACTCGTTTCATCATCATCAGAATTTGAATTGTTGTGGATTTTTTCTAAAACAGAATTTACTTTTTCTGTATCAAAGTTTTCTTTAGGATATTTTTTTTGTGTTTTATTATGTGTTTGTCGTTTTTTTTGTATTAAATTATCGGTTTCACTTATCATTGATTCTACATTTGAATTATCATTAAATGGGGCAGCAAACATTGCTAAAGACATTCTTAATAAAAATTTAGATAATAATTTGTTAAACAGACTGAAATTTAAATTTTATTTTTCAAAAATAAAATTATATAAGATTATTTATATAAATGAATTTTAAACTAGTTAGTAAAAATAATTTGGGTGTAGTTACCTCATTACTTCTTGTCATTTTATTATCTCAGACGAAAATATTAAACTTTTTATTTGATTCTTCTTTAGGAAGAACAATTTTAATTTTATTTATTATATTAATAGCTTACACTAACAAATTTTTGGGAATTTTAATTGTTTTCTTCGCTGTAGTATTATTCAATAATGATAATAATGGATTTGAGGGGTTTACTAACAGTTCTTCTACTCAAAAACACGACGGTGGTAAAATTAGAACAGCAATTCAAAATAAAATACAACAAGCTTCGGGTTCTCCTACATCTTCTACAAACATACCTCTAGTTTCTAAACCATCGTCTAATGCAAACACTTCCACACCATCTACAGGTGGTATTGAAGGTTTTGATATAATTGGTACTGAAAATACTATTGTAAGAGGAAAACAATCAAAAACCATACCTGTAAATAATACATTACGCTCATCTATACATACAGAACCATTTAATGGATTATACTCTGATTCTTACTCACAATTTTAATATACTATTATTATATATGAAATATCTTGCATATTATATATTCTTCTCATTAATTGTATTATTTTTTGCATATTTTAATTCGTTACATACAGTAGAATCATTTACACCTAAAATAAAAGAATTATATCGTCCATATGTTAGAAAAGCACGTATATTTTCTGAAAATTTTTATACAAAACAAAAAAATAATATATCTAATCTTTTTAGAAAATTTGGAATAATATAAGTCTTTTTAAAAATTTTAATAATATGTTATTTTAATATAATGACTACAAGTGAAAATAATAATATAAATGAAGATAAACAATTAGGTGGTAAAACTAATATATTTACTCCTTTATTAAATGGATTAGGGTTTTTTAATCATCATATTATGTATTTAAATAATAGTAAGTTTTTTGCTGGTGTAATTATGATTCTTCTAAACGTAGGTTCAAAATTTATTGCTATTCAATTTAGCAGGTCAACCGAAGAATATATGAAGTGGGGTGTTACTAAACAAATTTTAGTTTTTGCAATGGCTTGGATGGGTACTCGTGACATTTATACGTCCCTTGGATTAACTGCTGTTTTTACCATATTATCTGAATATTTGTTCAATGAAGAAAGTACGCTCTGCATTGTACCACCTCAATATAGGATTTTACATAAATTATTAGACACAAATGAAGATGGTGCAGTATCAGAAACAGAAATATCCGCAGCTATAGCTGTGTTAGAAAAAGCAAAAAGAGAGAAACAAAGAAAAACTCAGAAGGAAGCATTTACCAAATTTGATTTTAATAGATATAATTTTGACAAATAAAATTAAAAATATATTAAACATTTTTAATTTTATTAAATGGTATTACTCAAATTATATAATAATTTTATATTCTTTTTTTTCTCGTGTATCTATTCATCTGTGATGTTTTACTATTTGTCTGTTTTTGAGTTTTTGTATTTGTAGTTGCATTGTTTACCTTATTTGTTTTGTTGTGATAAAGTGGTGCTATTGTATATGGTTGACCAGTAAATTCTGCATATGCTTTTCTAACAGCATTCCATTTTATTCTACATTTTATATTTTTCTTATCTTCTTCAGTTAATGTTGTTCCTGATTGTAATTCCATATCAATTGTTATATAATATGCTATTTGGGTTGATTCCTTTTTGTGTTGTGGTTTAACCATTTTTTGCGCCATAGGTTGCCTTCTATATTGATTACCGTATTGGTTACCGTATTGGTTACTGTATGGGTTTGCACCTCCAAAATAGTCCGTCATATTTGTTATTAACGGTTGATCTAACTTAGTGGGCAGTTGTACCTTCATATTCGGAAAATACAAATTGAAAATATTTATAATTTTTGTGTACAAAACTTTATGTTCTTCTGTATATTTACTTAAAAAATTTGTAAAACTTGAATTTATTATATTCATAATAGAGGGTAATAATGAAAAGTTATTTTTAGCTTCATCATTTAAATTATAATAATAACTTCCAAAAATAGTTAGTAAAATATATAGTGGTGGAATTACATTATTATTTTTTCTATCAAATATAGTTATCTTTTTTGTAGGAGTTATTTTTGTCCCCGTAATTTTGGTATTTTTAAAGTTTATTTTTCTATTTTCATAGTCAAAAGTTATTAATTCATAATGACCTATTTCAGAATTATAAAATAAAAATAAATATTTCTTCCAATTATTATATGTATCTTTATTTAAATTTGCATATGGAATTCGTAAATTATATCTATTGTTCGATTTATTTTTTTCAATAGGTATTACATTAATTTGCAATTCATCACATAATGCATAAATAGATAATTCATTTGCCCAATAATCCGAACTAGTTATATATTTTTCAATTTTATTACGTGTCATAATAGTAAATGGTCTGTAATAATCATCTATATCTATTGGTATAGATTCTACTTTATTTATCAAAAAATTATCATTGCTATTGTATGTTGCATCCGCTATTTCTACATATTGTTCTGAAGTAATACCATTACTAGGGTTAGATGTAGATTGTGTTTTTTCGAAATTCTTAATTTGTTGTTCAAATGCGTCATTTATTTCATCAACATTAATACTAGCATTTGCTAATAAAGTATCATATATATATTTATTTTTATCTGAAAGTATGAACTGTGATACAATTTGTCTTAGATATTTTTGAGTAAATATAATATTTTTAGTACCATAAATACCACTTATAATTTTATCATTTGGATTTCTATAGTTATGATAATTAATTGCATCTGCTACTGATATAAAAAAACAATCACCACTTCCTTTATTTTTTGTTACTCTTAAACTTTTAACAGATTGTTCATATGCAGATTGACTCAAATTCTGAGTATTTGTCTGTACATTTACTGTTGTAGTTTGTAATAATATATTACTTAAAATATGTTGGTCAGATTTATCCATAAATTTAAATATTGTGTTTGATAATAAATAATATTGTTTATTATTATAATATTCTCTTAAAAATTTTGTAGGAGACACGGCAGTTTCTAGTTTTATTTCTGGTGACGGCTCTTCGTCTTCTAGAAAATCTAATTCCGTATCAGTTTTATCTGTTATTGCAAGTGGTTGTTTTTCAGGTATATTTGAATTGTCTTCTTCTGTATCTTGAATTGGTTTAGGTACTACTACATTTATTTGAGGTGGATATGGTACTATATTAGTATTGGTATTGTCAGTTATTTGAGGTGGGTATGGTATTATATTGGTATTAGTATTAGTATTAGTATTGTCACTTATTTGAGGTGGGTATGGTATTATATTGGTATTAGTATTAGTATTTATGGTTTTTGATTGACTATTTTGGTTATTATTAATTCCACTTGCAACTATATCTTTTGGTCCATCATAATTTGGTCCATATATTATATTACCAGGTAACGTAGTTAATTCTTTTTCACCACTAATTATTTCATCTTTAACAACAGCTGAATATAAATAAGGGTTCGTTATTTTACTACTATCTATTTGTTGTGGTTTTTGTTTTGTATCTATTTTCCAATCTCCTCTTGACCATTGAACATCAGCAATTACATAGGGTTGTTTGTTGATATACAATATACTATTAGCAGGTAAAATAGTATCCAGTGTTACTTTAATATTATTATCTACATAACCATTATCAGTCGCGTATACTAAAGATTTTGCAGGAGCTGCTTTAGTATGTCGTATTAAAGATTCGAATAGTCCACTATTAAAAAATGATTTTTGTCTTAAATTCTCAGGTATACTGTTTACTACCTTTTGATTTAATTTTACTAATGGATTAAATCGAACTGTAGTATCATCTTTATTTATATTTGGATTTGACATAACCGGTTTATAATATAATTTTTGATAACCTGGAACATTTGTATTTATTATTATTTTTAATTCATTTGGTATAGAAGTCATAGTTATAATAATAATATATTATTTTCTTTTATTATATTCATTTAATATAATGGCTGATAAAAAACGTGCGTTTACAAAAAAACTATTTAAATATTCTGATCCTAGAATAGCACAGCATATGGCATATAAATATTTAGGCAAAACGGCAAAACTATATCCTGCTTCAAATCCTGATAAAAAATATAAAATATATGATAAAAAGAATGATAAATGGATTAATTTTGGTCAAATAGGTTACGAAGACTTTACTAAACATAAAGATAAAACAAGGCGTAAAAATTATTTAACAAGAACAAAATCTATGCGAGGAAATTGGAAAAATAATCCATATTCTGCA